GCCACCAGCGGGATTATTGCCTTTCGCATCATCCTGAACCTCCGTAATGCCGAACCGCTCGAACGCATACCGCCGGGGCACTCTGCCCGGAAACGTAAGCAGACCCTTTGCTTCCAGCTCTTTGTTCATCTGCTGGATAAACTGATAGGCTCTGGATTTGCTGCATCCGACAATTTCCTGCACTTCGCTCGCGCCGATAAAGTACGATTCTTTCACGTCCGACGCCCTCCTTTTGAAAAACGCATATTGGCCATCGCCACGAACAGGTTGTTCATTCGATCCATGATCTCATCCCATTCAGCCTGTTCGTCCTCTTCGATTTTTCCATCTGCGACGATCTCTATCATCGCATCGCGCTTTACGATAAACCTCTGAACCGCCGCCAGAACGCTGAGAACAGCTTCCGGCAAGTCCTTTAACTGAATCTCCGGAACCACCCGCTTGCCCAGCTCTGAGGACCGGCGCAGATGCTGAACTGCAAGATACGGGGCTTGGTACACATCGCACATGGCGCTTGCCACGTCGCTGGGTACCGGGCGCTGGCTCTGCTCATAATCTCGCAGAGAATCAACTGACACGTTCAAAAGCTGTGCGGCTTTTTCCTGCGTCATTCCGGCAGATTTCCGCGCGTTTTTGTAGATATTCTGGCAATCAACCGCCATTTCGCACAACTCTCCTTTCTGGTAAACTTATGATGTAAGAAATCATGCCCGCAGGTTCAGGCAGGACTCAATCGCGGACTTGATGTTCGCAGACGGCACCATCGTACCATTGATGACCTGGCTGACGTGTGCGCGAGAGTACCCGATTTCTTTTGCCAGCTCGGTGACGCTCATATCGTCGCGCTCAACCATCGCTTTTTTGACTGACACGCACCACTCTGGCAGCGGAACTTTCTTCATGTTTTTTCTCCTTCCCGACAAAGATTTATCTAACAAATGTATTGAACACTTGTTTGATTTTTGATAGACTAAAAGGGCCAGTACCCACCATTCAACGCGTTCCCCCGCCTTTAAGCTGTTAAGCAGAAGCTCTTGGGGAGTAATCGCTTTACCTACGCACCGCCGATTTGCAGTATCGGCGCTGCGCTTTGCAGCGATGCCTGTCATTAGGAGGAATCAACTTGCATGGTTTGTACTGCGTGGTACGTTGAAGCCCCTTTGCAGAGGGACTTCGGGGAACGCGCTGAATGGAAAGCGCTGACCCTTTCAATCTGACATTTGTTTTGTACAAGTGTATTATAAACCATCACTTTATGATTTTCAATCGTAAAAATCATAACTAGATGGTTTTTGTGAGGATGCACAAAATGACTGAGACCAATTTGTACGATTCTATTGCTCTTGCAGACAGAATCAAACTTCAGTGCAAAAGCAGGAACGTTCAGATAAAGGACGTGATGGACAGCGCCAACCTAAGCAATGGCACCCTGTACAATCTTCGCTCCGGAAAAATGCTCAAGGCAGATAGCCTTGCCAGAATTGCCGATGCCCTCGACTGCTCCATGGACTTCCTCATGGGGCGCACTGTTGACCCCGCCGTGAAACGGATGAATCTGACAGATGATGAACGCCAAAAGGTTACAGATTATCTTCAGTTCATTCTGAGTCAGCGGAAATAGTTCTCAGAGCTGCTCAGATGGCTCTATTTTGCGTTTTTGATTCTTCCGCAAGGAATTTGTCGTTTGATGCAAAATGCGGCTCAAATCGCCTCTTTGAGCGATTGTGCTCATTCGTCGATTACGAAGTGCGCGCCCTCGGTGATAAGCACCGTGCCGTGATGCTCGTCATTGACGATGGTGTTCCGTTTGCCGATGTACTCTGCCGGAAGCTCACCGCTCTTCACCCGCTCAAGGTTGAGCGGCGTCGGCTCCCAGCGGCCCTTGTAGGCCTCCGGGATCTTGCGCCACTCCGCTTTTGTGTAGTGGCGCATCAGGTCTGCCCCCATTCTTCCCCGCTCAGCAGCTTCCAACCGTAAGCATCGCAGAACCACCAGCCGGAGGATTCCCCATCGGCGAGGTAAATGATGTCCGACACGCTCAAGCTGTGGCCCTCGAAGCCTTCGGGCCTGTCTATGTTGAATCTGCGGAACAGGCCATCAAGCGTCTGCTGTGCGTCCTTTCGGGTTTCCACATTACCCTCGTACACCAGACGGTAGTTCTCCCGATGGATTCCGCCCAGCGCTGCGGCCTGATCGGACGCCATGAACCGCAGTTTTACCTGCTCCATGGTGTCCTCTTTCAGCTGGTAGATCTCATACTTCATGTGAATCTTCCTTTCCTTGGTTTACGGTGTTGGTTCCCGCGACCATCTTCAGGCGGGTTATTCTTTCCAGTTGCGGCCTGCACCAATCGATGCATCCCGGATGGAGAGGATTTTGTTCTTTCCTGTGCGAGTGCTGCGGAACTCCCGCATCGCTTCCCGAAAGGCATCGTCTTCAGCCAGTTCCCACGACTCAAAGTGGTAATACCGAATCTCGCCATCCTCGGCCTGATATTTAATTTCAATGTTCACGGCTCAAGCCTCCTCGATCTCCACGCGCTTGATGCTGTTGCGAAGGTACTTTCGCCCCCGGAGTGCTTCGCAAGCGGCGCACAGGTCATCGACCTTGCACCGCAAGAGGATGTCCTCAATCTCGCTGCTCCCCTGCCGGTTATCGTATGCAGCCTTAACGACCGCTGCTCGGTCATCATCCAGCAGGACGGTCATGCAGGCCTCGTCTTCCTTGCCTTTCATGCGGATGTCGTAGGTAAAAATGACGTACTTCATGGTTTAGGCTTCTTTCTCACAGCTTGCGCAGGTTCGCATACTGGCGAAACAGGTCTTGGACGTATGCCCGGTGGATGGTTGAGCAAAACCACATCTCCGCATCCCGACCCCCCGGACCCGGATCGTAGAAGTCCCGAACCCCGGGGTATTCCCCCCCCCCGGATCTTTATTATACTTCAATGATGTCATTTGCTTTGGTATTAATAGAATCTGAATAGCCAGGGAATCCAATAAAACAGACACTATCGAGACTCTCATAATACTCAGGACTATGACTGATAATGAAGCTTTGTGTGATACCAACTGTTTTCATCTGCTTCGAGACGATATCAACGAAGATTGATTTATTAGCAGGACTCAACGTTTGATCGCTCTCATCAAATGCCACAATAGAATACTTGTCTACCAATTTACTGATGATTGCCAGAGAGATTGCAATTGCAATTGTTGCACGTTGAGAGGATGATGCAAATGCTACATCGCTTCCGATTTCTCCAGCATACTCGAAAGGAATTGTAAACTCTTTATCAGTAATGATGAATTCGTGAAGTCGAAGCTTTCCATCGAATGTGTTCAAAAGTAACTGATTGGCAGTTTGATAGATGTCATAGAAGTAGATATTCAAAAGCTCCTTTCGAATACCCTTACCTGGCTGTATGATACTTCTCATGATATCCACGATCATAAAGTCATGATCGATTTGATCTTTCTCTGCTTTCAGCTTCAGCAACTCAGCCAAATCCATCTGGATTTGTTGTTTCAACGGAGTTAATTCCTGGATACGATCTCGGATAGCATCCAGCTTTTCATCCAGCTCTTTATGTTTTTCGACAAGATCAGCAATCGTATGGATGTTTGCTTCTCGAGCTTTGGCATCCTCTGTCGTACGAAGTTGTTTCTCAGCAATTGTCTTATACTCACTTAACAGATCGGAGATACTTCTCCAATACTGAAGTTTTGTTGCATAAACATCCTTCATCTTGGTAGAAGCAACCTGAGCCATCATGTGCTCCGTATATTCGTCATTCAACAACTGCAAGGTTGTTTTCATTCTGTCCAGTTGTGAAACTAGAATTGCACGATTGGTTCCATATACTTTTGACACTTCAATTGCTCGCTCTACATCAGGAATCAGCTGATTGGTAATTCTTTCGTACAGATCCTTTTCTGATAGAATAGCTGCAATCTTTTTAACCTTTAAGATATCTAAAAGATCATTCCATGTGCCATGTGCAATTGCATTGTACAGGTCTGAAATAGATACTTTCAGATACTTACTCAGCATCTCTTGCTGGCTATTGATGAAAGCGAGGAGATTCTGTGCAGTCTGTCTAAGGGCAAGTTTCTTCTCATAGCATTCAACAGCTGATTGATCGTTCGAAATCTCAATATCAAGCTGCTTGTATTCTTCTTGGAGATCAGCAATCTCACCAGCAACATGCGCCCACTTCAGTGCATTTGCAATGAATGGACAACTATCGTCATGACAAGTTCTCGGACGTTGATCCAGAATATCTTGAAACTTTCGGTACTGCTCTTTTTCAATTAATGCCCGATAGATTGCATCTTTCTTAGTTGATTTCGTTTCAATAGAAACTGTCAGCTTATCGATAGATTGCATATCAGTTTCTGTGGTATCCTCATTGATAGAAGAGAAATATTGTGAAACCAAATCACCATACTCATCATACAGTGCTTGAATCATATAGGAAAGTGTAGATAAATTCTTTGTGAATGCTACACATTCTGTATAAGTCATATCTTGATATTGATCTTTAACTGCGGTATATCGTAACGACTGTAACTGATCAAGATACCCTTTACGAGTCTTTTCTAGCTCAGCTACATCCTGTGTCTGGATACTGAATAAAACAGACTCAGCTTCACCGATTTCGTTTTCAGTTCGATTGATCTCAGAACGTATTTTGCTCAGACGTTCAGAGGATGTACGAATGTTTCCTTCAGTCGTGCCAATCTTACGTTCATATTTAGAGATATAGCTGTTTAGTTTTTCTACGCCGATGAAACTGACGGGATTGTCTGGATCGATATCTAGATTCAGTTTATCATATAAACGATAAAGACGGTTTTTGATGTCGGCCAAACGAGAATCCATGGTAGCGATCGACATGACCATATCATTGTATTCTCGTGCCATTTGTTTGATATCATTTCCATGAGAAAGTTCCCGGATTCTACCTTCAGCTTTACCAAGCTTCTGAATATACTCATCTTGCTTATCCAAAGCTTCATTAAGTTCTCGTGTAATACGCTTTAAATCAGCATCCAAAGAGTCTTCATCTCGGATGGACATGATCTTTTGAGCGACATTGCGCATGAGATTTCGAAGCTCTTTATACTTATCATTGATGGTGTTATATGCCAACTCAAATCGACCAGTATTCGGAACCAGTGAGCTTACGTTATTTTTGCGTTCAGAATCAGTCATACTGACAATACCGCTAACAGCATCACTATAGGATGCAAAATTCACATAGTCTTTTGTGATACCAAAGTATGTAAGCAGTAGAGAGGTATATGACGTAACATTTCCGTTTGGATTTAATTCGACTGGTTCATCATCTCCTATCCGCTGTATGGATAGAAAACACTTTGCATTATGCCCACTCTCATCATGCTTCGGCGTATAAATGCATTTGGACACCAGAATAGTTCCGTCATCACCCTTATATATGCGGATTAATGAACCTTCTTTACCAGGAATCACAAATTTTGTTCTTCCATCAGATGGTATATGAGTAGGGTGAATAAGAGATAAAAATGTGGATTTACCGGAAGCGTTATTTCCGATTACCACAAATATATTTTTATCATCGTATTTGGATAAGTCGAGTTCAAATGTCTTTCGACCAAGACCGGACATGAATCCAATGATGTTGGTTGCTTTGAATTTAATCAGTCTATACACGGTTAATCACCTCTATAACAGTGTCGAAAAATAGATGAAAAAAGAAGGGAGCCGGAGCTCCCCTCTTTTCAAGTCATCATTGCTTGCGCACGTTCCGACAACTCAACACGGACACCATCTTTGACTTTACGATATACTGGATCTGCGATGACATCCATTGTGAAAATATCGAGATTCTTTTGATCGTGCTCAGTGCAGTCATGAAATGCCTGCATGGTCATATTAAACCGTTCTAAAGCAGTAAAGGTTTTCGGATCTAAGAATGCGATATTATCAGGATCATAATCATGAACTTTATGGACAATTTCATCGACTAACTTATTGATCTTATCAATATCGGGCGTATTTATAATACTATGCAGTGCACCAACCTCATATTGAGACCCACTCTCTATTCCCAATAAACATAAAGAGGAGCGCACTACTTGTGCTTTGAATTGAAGATCGATACCATCGTTTAGCACGATATCATATAAGAGCAATAATGCTGTTTGACAATCCAAATATAGCTCATCTGCTCGATCCTGTGATACTTTGAGTTGATACCGGACGGCTCGCAGGAGCCGTTTTTGTGTCTTATACATGCGGTAGATAGAAAGGAATCCACAAGCAAAGGCAACCATCAAGATCATAAGAATGATGATCAGTGTTACCATCATACCGATATAATTATTCATCGTCGTTCTCCTCTCTATTTTCACCATTGTTTTCAGCGATAGCATCACGCACCATATCAGAGATGTCGATCAGCTTATCCTGTTCGATCTTAAATGGTTCACTGTTCGGAAAGATTACCAGCATCTCACCATCAGCAAACATCGGATGCATAGAATCTTCCATATCGGTTAGAATGATAGCAGCTTTTAACTGCCAAGTGTTCGCGTATAGAATGAATTTGCTAGCGCTCATAGCGGTATTTGTGATAATACCTCTCTTAGCATTATTTCGGATATTGATACCCTCAATGCTCTTAGAGCGATCTACTGCCAAAGCTTCCAGTCGTTTACCATAAGGTTCGAAAGGCGCTTCCTTGGTACGGATACCAATCTTCATTATGGTATTTAGCGGGTCATCTCCAATACGAACAGGAGGCATAAACGCTTCACCCTTGGACGTATCAACTTTGAGGTCAATAAATTGACTCGGCACGTATTCGTTACCAATAATAGCAGCAACGACATCTTTCTCTTTTGACAGAGCATACTCATCGATTTGCCGTTTACCTCTTGGATACGCAATACGAATATTCCAGTGCGTATCATCTTTGGATCGTTTTATATAGATTCCGGGAGTGTTATACGGACTCCAAGAATCACCTTTGCGAATGATTCCGCGATAGGGGAATAGTCCATGAGTCATACAGGTATCGATTCGATACGCATTTGACTTGAGCAGGTACTTTGGACCTTCTTCGATGGCACGTTCTCGGTCGAAGTCCTCTACACGAAAATATTGTCCCTCTATAATTGCACTAATAATATTGAGGGACGACCTGTCATTAGATTTCATAATAACACCTCACGATAGTCTTTCCCACTGTAGCCCTGCGGATTGCATCGGAGATGGCATAGACACTTTCACCTTGGTATCTCCATTACTCTTTAGTAATCCGAGGATTTCACTCTGCATTTCAAGTACGCGATCGATTTTTTGGTCCATATTATCGATTGTTTCCATAAGACTTAAAATCAATGCATATACTTGAATGTCAGTGTGATTTAGAATTTCACATAGTTCGCGGATGTCGGTATGAGGCATACTACCAGCAAATTTCCCATTAATGGTAAACTGGATACCCAATACCTCTGTGTCATGGATGACCAACACTGATGGTACCATTACCACGCTTTTTGAGAACATATTCAACTTCTGTGACAGTTTCATAGCATGGTTCTGATCAATGTATAAGTGACCACCATCACGCTTCTTTAATCCCTCTGTAGATAGTCCATGATAAACATTGGACAGCTTATTTGCAAATGCATATAGCATATTCAGAGGGACATAGACGTTTTCCTCAGTTGGATTTCGCTTCACTCGTCCGATCAATGCGATTTTCGGATTATAGAGAAGCATCCGATTCTGAGGTTCTCCATTTGGTGACCAAAAGGTAATGATGGGCCGATGATCATCAGGCCCATCATTTTTCAATCCTTTTGGGTTAACATGGATTCTCCATTCCATGTCGAATGTTTCATATATGGTTGATATGATCTTCATTCATAGTTACCTCAGAAGCCGGTTCAGCATCTCCCTCACTATCCTCCTGATCATCGTCTGATTGGATATTTTCTTCATCAGTAGGACGGGACATTCTCATCGGCTTCGGGTCCAAAATTTCCATCTCTGCAACTTCAGCAAAATCGTTTTTGCATTTATTTATAACATTACGGACTTCTATCAGGAGCCGCACTGATATAATTAGTATCATACCGAGAAGCAGAGCTTGTATCAAATAGTTTTCAATCATATGAGTTTCCTCCTTTTATTACTATTTATATAGTATATACTCAATTGACGAATATCAATTTGTTATGCTTAGCTCGCTTCAGCAAATATGGCTTGCGTTTTTCGAATTGCCGTGCAGTTTTCAAATAACCAAAGTTTACAAGTTCACAATATACAACTTCAGCATCGTCTAACTTTCTAGTACGACCGCTGATCTGTATTGCATCAATCTGATTCGCATACGTTGAAACATTGAAGCTAAACTGAAGACCTTTAATATCAGCACCGGTACCAAGAGAAGAGGATGTTGCAATAATAATACGTTGTTTGAGTGCAGCTTCTTTCTCTTTTGGTTTCAAACCACCATAGTACACACCAGTTTGCTCGGGGAATATTTCCTCTGCGATTTTCTGTATATAATACAGAGTATCGATTGATTGAGCTAGAATCATAGCCTTTTTATCAGGTTTCATGATTCGTTTAGCCCAATTAAGCATAACTCGCAATGCCGTATCAAAAGACTCTCGTTGTGCAGGTGGAGAGTTAATCAGTTCGCGTTCATACGCCTTCGTGTTTAATCCAGTTCTTGGATTCACCATAGCTTTGATTTGTTTTGCATCAGGAGTCCAGAAATATTTCTTGATCATGATATTAATATGCTTCTCTTCCTCTGTCTTAAAACTAGATCCAAATCTAGGAACGTTTTTGAAAAGTGTTTTGAAGATCCAGTTTTCTTTTCGCTCAGCTCGTCCAGGAGAAGCCGACATATAGTAATTTAATCTGAAATTAGACAGAGCTTCAATCATTGAGATCGCTTTCATATCACGATGGACTTCATCGACAATTTTTACATATGCATGGGTTGCTTCAAGAAGATCGATTGTTGCAAGGTTACCATATCGACGCTGATAGCTTGCAATAGTGTCTACCATAAAGATAAATACTTTGATATTTTTGCATTTACCATTAAGGATCTTTTGACATGCATTACCACCTTGCACGCACATGATTTCATCTTCGGTGATAGATGTGAATTGCATGATTGATTCTTTCCACTGGTTTAGCAGTTTAGAGAATGGCACAAATATGACTGCTTTATGTGCCCAATATACAATAGACGCAATGCCGCAATAGCTTTTACCATCACCCGTATCAGCATCAATAATTTGTTGTGTATACTTATTATTGCTGCTATAGATACCCTGAGATGTCATAAAAGTCAATGCAACTCTCTGGAAATCGCTTCTAGGTTCTACATACAAGTCAGCTTCAATCTTATCTGCTTTGGTTGCATCGTTTTCAACTCGCATTTTATGATTAGGAAGGAGACGAGCTAAAAGATTTAGATCAAACCCACGAGAAAGTCGAAGTTCTTTATATTCTGGAACAAACCATCCGGCAACCATGCGATATTTAAATGATACGTTATCCCAGACCGATAACGCTTTTTCAAGTTCCCAACAGTCACCTTTCTTATAGTTCGTAATTGCAATATATCCGTGATGCAGAACGATCTCTTTTGTATCGGTCTGCATAAATCTCTTCTTTAAAGAGTTTTTCTTTGGGATAGGATGTTTTGGGACTAGACGGATAAATCCCTCTTCATCCCGATAATCATCGAGATTGATGTGCTCCATAGTACCTCACCTTGATGTATTTGTAATGGTAGGATCATGTAATGGTGTTGTTTTATTATCATTATATACATTACCGAATAATGTACGATTAGGACAAGCAAAACATTCACAGCGGTTTACGCTAGATGTATCATTTACTCTAAATGGACAACCATGATTAAAACAATCCGGATTATTCGGTTGAGTATAAATAAAAGGCATGTCTTACACCTCCTGTATATTTATATCGATTAGCTAATCGTTTTGTACAGTATAAAAAGAATAGGGAGGAGCCGAAGCTCCTCCCCAATGGTTTAATCGCGCTTCAGAGAGACGCGATATGTATTCCGCAGCACAGGGCCAATGTTATCCTGAGGGATGACGCTGATGCTGCCACCCTTATCATTGATAAAGGCCTCTACCAGATAGGCAGGAGCTGCGGTCTCGTGATTGATCAGAATCATCGTGCAGGATGCCCTGGTCAGCAGATGGGTTTCCCGGTCAACACGAACGCTGCGATTCACCATATAGGCATCGCAGTCGGGACACTCGTTGAGAATTGTGGGATACTCAGGCAGAGAGAACAGAGTGTTCTCAGCATCTCGACGCTCATCATAGGAAAGAGTGTCGATGTCCTTCTGCACATCCAGGAAATGCATGATCTGAGCCTTCAGCATGTCAGCCAAATCATACTGGAGCTGGGTGTACTCGACGTCGCGGGTCTTTTTGGTACCCTGATTGGTGCTCTCTTTACGGGGAGCCTGGTTGGTAGTGGTGGTCTTCTCGGCCTGACCATTGAAACGGTTTTTCTTCATGCTCAATTCTCCTTATCTTTTCGTGTATTCCGGGTTACTGCCCATCATATAGGAACCAATCATAATCGCTTCTACCATTCTTATCATAAGTTCCATATGCTCCGCTGAGCTGCATGGAAGATTCATGATACAAAATGCTGGTGATCGGAGATTGATTCGCATAGATGGCTTTATCAATAGTATAGAATTGATATTCCGGATTCTCGAGTGTCCAATCGACCGGACCACCATCCATATTATAGACCAATTGAGAAACCAGCAACTCTTGCTGGAATTCGGGCAGATGAATGCCGCCTGCAACGAATAGAGGAATCAGGAAGTTCAGACACTCATCATAATCCTTAAATGCATTGATTCGAGACATCTTGGAAAGAGCATCTTGAATCGTATGCAGGGGTTTGGCAATACCATTATTCTGATACTGATATTCGAAAATGGTTTCACAAAGAACCTTTCCGTTATCAACCAGAGAATCAAACGGAATTAAAATCGGTTCATCAGGTTTATTGTAGGATGCAGCCTCCAAGAACCAATCCGTAACGAATTCAGGGTTCAGATAAATGGGTACACCATTTTGCTCACTGATAACAGTTCGAGTATCATCCTTCTTATTATAGACGATGATCTCATGAGTAGCACGATCGTAATGACGACCTTCACCGTCCTGGGATTTCGTCATACCGTTCAAATGGAATTCCAAGAACAGTTTCGAGAAATCTTCCGGATTAGTGACAGATTCATCAATGATTGCACTATTGAATCGAATATGACCAGCTGCCATTGTGAAATATACGTTAAACAACTCATCAAACTCGATATCATTGGTATTGGTTGCCAAAGCATGCTTAGCAGATAACAGCTTCTGTTCGATCTCATCAGCAAGATTCAGACCAGCCAGACGACCGATATGAACATCACAGTTCAACTGAGACATCAGCTTACCATAACATGCAGAGCAGATTGTACCGTTTTTCCGATCGGGATGTGTGCAAGTAATCGGAGTTTTCAGGTACAGTCTCTTACCAATCAGGTTGGTATTGCGAGGATCCACAATGATGAATTCATCAGATTTTGGATCCAACGTTGCGACACGACCATCCAGTTTCTCGAGCATATCGATACCCGTGATATCGCGGATACGGAAATGTCGAGAGTTACACTCATAGTTTAAATCTACTCGACGAATGCTAGACAGAAGCATAGTCAACGAACGTTCAAATGCACCAGCATCAGATACGTTCAACTTCAGGACCTCAGCCTTACGACCGCCATATGCATCTACCATAAAGGCAACCGGATGTTCCAGACCTTTGATAATATTAGTATGGTGAGTCATCTGAATGGTATGGTCATATAGGTCAGGTTTAAAGCCCATCATGACGAAGAACTCACTAGCCTGACCAGGATTGAACAAACCGTTTCTGGTATAGATGGAGATAGGAAGATCTGTCTGCTCTGAGATAATATCCAGAAGTATGGCAGTATTCTTTTTCTTCATTTGCTCCAATTCCGAAGGTTCGATGTCATCCGGGATATCATATTCGCAATTCATCAATTTCCGAGCGACCTCAGAGCGATTGGCGACTTCAATGAAATCGTTATTGGAAATAGATAAGCCAAGACGATCTCCAGCTTCGGCACACCAGATATTCATCAGGAATTTGGTTTCTTCAATCAGTTCGCAGATCTTGCGGGGATTACCCAAAGGACGGGCTTTCAGGATATAGTTATTGATCTGTGCATCCCAACCTTTAGCCGTCCACCGTTCGGGAGTCCAAGGTTTCCAATCATGCATATCAACTCCCATCAGAATAGGAATTAACAGCATGGTATAGTTTACCAAGAACGAGAACAGAGGGAGGTCCATAGGCTCTTGCTTGGGATACACACGGAAACGGATACTTTGGCCAAGTGTAAATACGCCAGTCTTTGTATCTCCGTAATATTTTTTAAAATGCTTGATAATCTTTCGAGAATTAAACTCGAAATCCTCGATCGTATGCTCATAAACATTTACGATCTGAGTCAGTCTGTCGACATAGATGGAAAAGTCTTCTTCCCCATCTGCTTCCTCCGGAGTAAAGAGGAAGATCGGATGCGTATAACGTTTTTTACGCTCCTTTTTGAGGCGCAGTGGTTCTATATGGATACCAAGATACTGCTCCTGCACTTTGTCATCTTTCTTTTGTTCTGCCATGTGTTAATGACCTCCAAATCAGTTCGAATGTACAAAGCTATAGTATATAGTCGTTTTTATTGTGATCGAATTGAAATAGCCAGGTGAGAATTATCCACCTGGCTATCCATTTAAATCTCACACATAAAACGACACCATTCATCGGCAATGACAAAGTCTGTTGGATTAGCGGTTAAGCCATTCAGTTCAGAATCATATTCGACGATGGTATACGGGCAAGAGATACAAGTCTTCAACTCACCATAGAACTTCTCCATGTTAAGCTGAGAAATTGTATCAGAAAACTGCTCTAACCAATCCTCATACATAGGAACGGAAGTAAACAGTTTTTCAACTTTCTTCCGATTATATTTACGAGCCTTGGTAGGATCCAGAATGCCGGAGATGAAGAAGGGGAGATAGGAATAGTTACGAGTCCGGAGATCACGTTTCATGATCATGATCATCTTAATCAGATCTTCATATTCCATCATTTTGACATCTTCGGCAGCCCCCAATGCCCGAGAGCAATAAAGCTGAATCAGATACAGTTGGGTATCAGACAGAGGTTTCGGCGCATTCTTCAGATAGAACTCATATTCTGCTTGAGTATCTTTATCCGGAGAAACTGCACCGGGGTTCATGGGATCAGGTACTTTATAGAACCGGAGTCCTTGCTCAGCGCCTAATCTCCACACCATATCTTTAATAGACGCATATGCTCTCAGTCGATCTCGCTCACTATGCTGAGTTCGATCCATCTGCCACCGATCAAAACGAGAGATTGTCTCATTGACAGAGTCAGAGGGCTCCATCTTCATATCGGACATCTCGTGTTTATCCGGCTGAATTAACTCATTCTTGATCGACTTATCAAAGCAAACATGCAAGAAGATGATAGCGGACTGATTAAAGACAACTTTCTGAGAGATATCATTCAAATAATCACGCATCAACTCATTGGTGAAAGACGTAGGAGTTTGACCGAAACGTTCTCGACGTTTCCACATAGTTGCTTCGGCATTCTCCGTTTTGCTAATGCGAGTAGTTGCAGTATGATACAGCTTCTCGTATAGGCGGATATTATAATAATCATCGAACAGCGGCATGAAAGTTTGAAACACTTGGAAGTATAGTTCCTTATCAGTCAGTCCAGCTGCATCGACTTCTTTGCGACGGATGGTATAATAGTGGGATATGATTGGAATAACAAATCGATGGAAACAGCTAATACCCATGATCGCTTTTAAATGCTCCACAGTCAGCTGAATAGATTCATCGAATTTGTTATCCGATTTCTTAACCAGTGTTTCATCCGTGTTATATTCAACCATACGGATGACTTTTTCCACCATGCTAGGTGTAGCAAGAATAGAATAGATTGAGTCTATAAAACTCTCCAGCGGAATATCCACTTTATCAAGATGAAGTTGCAGCATGAAATTGAAATACGCGTGCATCAGTTCATCATCATCATCAAAATATGTGATAAAGTAGTTAATGTAGCGGAGAGTCAGATTGATGTTGTTGATGAATGACTTTTTGGTAATTTCTGCATAAGAGAGCTTTCGAATGATCTCGTTCTCATCCTTATCATCGGTAAATAACCGATAACCATCCAACATCTTCCCGAATTCGAAGTGGATATATTTGCCACCATTGACTGGTTTCACATATTCATCCACTCGTGTGTCTCTATAGAATTGCTGTAACCTCTCGTATGAGAGATCTTCTTTCTTATTCGACGTTTTAAACCCTTCGTCGACTTTGGGGATCTTCCTTTCTTTGAACCGTTTTGCTAGAATATCAGCCGGGAGTTTACCCGACTCTGTCAGCTCGATATTAACTACCGAGCTATTATCACCTACCTCTTTTTGTTTTACGGACTCATCAGATTTGGGGTCATCCGCTGGCATACCGAGTCCTATATCCAGCGCTGTTATGATACGTTTCTTTTTACCTTTTGCCATGAATAATAAACCTCCCCAATGGTTCTCAAGCTTATAGTATATACACAAAAAAGAATCACAAATAAAGCATCAGCGACTGGACTTCGGTTTTAGCGGTTTTAATGCTGTAACAGATTTCCGTGCACTAATAGGGGACTTTGGTTTTGTGACTCTTACTGCACTATTGGTCCGTCGAACCTCACGCTCAACAGTTTGTACAATTTCTTTATTTAATCGTTTCTTCTTTGCTTCTTCGCGACCTTCAGACAGTGCAACACGCTTACGTGTTTCCATCAGATGATCAAAATCATCCACATTTGCAATAAGCTGATTCTCGGTGATTCTCCGAGCAGTACGGGTAAGCTCTTGCAATGTAGTAACATCTTCTAAGTAGTGAATCGCTAAGTAAAGCGAAGAATCAAACAGGGGAAGATTATACGGGTTACGGATAATAGGAGGCTCATTCAGAACTCTATCTCCGTACTTACTCTCGGTACCAGGGATCAGGAGGCGATTGACCGGAATCTTCCGATACAATCGATTGATTAGCATACCAGGACTTTTACGTGATTTGTTTGTTGATTTCGCAAGCTCACCATCATCCTCGGGATCGAGATGGTAAAAGACATATGCATAGGAATATACGAAAGATGGGCTGTTACTGAAGATTTTTACATGACAATCTTCGATTGATTTTGCATCCTTAATAGGAGTCAACTCTAACAATACGTCATAGTAAAATTTCTTCAGAGATTTAGACGGTACTTTGACATGTACGGTCAAAGTGTCGCCAGGTGTTACCAGATAGGACATATGTAAGAAAGGTTTGTTGGTGTTTTTCTTCATCTCTAGGTATTTGTCTTTTGCATTGGCGATGAATCCACCAACAGGGAGTTTTACTGAGCCTTTCTTCAATGTCACATTATCTTGCATGAAATCTCTCAAAAGCATAATGGACACCTCAGAAGATAGTTATAGGTGGAAGTTATTATTCTGTTATTACCTATTTAAAAAATAAAAGATAAAATGCTATTATTTTTTGATTAAGCTGAAAAGTAGGGGGGGCCCCACCGGGGGCCCCCTCTTTTTCTTTTTTATTCTATAAAATAT